ACACCAAGGTTTACTACTATCACACATAGAACAAGCTGATTTTTTTGTAGCACACAATTCTAAGTTTGAACTTGGATGGTTGAAACGTATGGGAGCAGACCTGCACAAAGTACTTCCATACTGCACAATGATTGGTGAGTACACGTTAGCTGGTAACAGGAAGGTAGACCTATCCCTGGATGGTACGCTAAAACGTCGTAGGATCGGTTCTAAGCACTCTTTAGGTCAGGCATTGGTACACGGAGGGGTAGACCCTCGAGAAGTGCCTGAGAGCGTCCTAGAAGAGTACTGCATGCAGGACGTAGAAGATACTGACAAGATATTCCGGGTCCAGTGGCCCGAGATCGTGAGGAATGGACTTGAAAGAGTTCTGTTCACACGAAATATGTTTACTCCGTGTCTAGCAGACATTGAGTTTAATGGCATGCTCTTAGATAAAGAAAGAACTGAAATTGAATACAGGAAAACCTACGAGGAACTTAACAAAGTCACAGTTGAGCTTAATGGAATCACAGGAGGAATCAATCCAAACAGCACTAAGCAAATGGCCGAGTTCATCTATGACACACTTGGTTTTGCTGAACTTACAGACCGAAAAGGTAATCCCATTAGGACAGGAGCCGGTAAACGCTCGGTCAGCGAGGAAACTCTTGGAAAATTGCAGGCGCGTAATCGACAACAAAGAGACTTCCTTAGACTTAAAGCAACTCAAGGAAAGCTACAGAGTCGAGTAAGCAAATACCTAGAGAAATTTAAACAGTGCTGTGAGGAAAATGATGGTCTGTTGTTGTTTAACTTCAATCAGACCATTACTCAGACTGGACGATTGTCAAGTAACGGTAAGATATACAAAACACAAGGACAGAATCTAGACAGGACCCTTAAGCCACTGTTTACTGCTCCTGAGGGATACCTATGTGAAGAACGAGACTACAAACAATTGGAATTCAGAGTCGCTGGCGAACTTACTGGCGATGAGCAAGTTATGGCAGACGTACTCAATGGAGCTGACGTCCATGCTTACACGGCTAGCGTCCTTACGTCCTCTGGACAAGAAACTACGAGACAAGATGCTAAATCGCGCACTTTTAAACCTCTCTATGGAGGAGAGAGTGGTACACGCGCTGAGAAATCATATTACGAAGCTTTTAAACGAAAATACAGTAGAGTAACAGAATGTCAAACAGAGTGGGTATCAGAGGCGTTGAAGTCCAAGTGTTTGAGAATGAAAACTGGGTTGATCTTTTACTTCCCGGACCTAAGCTACTCAAAGTCAGGCTATATCCATGGAAGCACACAAGTAAAGAACTACCCAGTCCAGTACTTCGCTACCGGGGAAATAGTCCCCATTGGTGTGATGTCTCTTTGGAGATCAATGAAAACTCTACAATTGAGATCATATATTGACAACACAATCCACGATTCAATAAAGACTTCAACATGGCCAGAGGAGAAGGAACTTGTAGATAAGCTCGCAGTCGAATCGCTTACTCAAGAAGTAAAACGTTATATGCTTAACGTTTACAACATTGAGCTTAAGTACCCACTAGAAATTGATGTGACCAGTGGTACACACTGGGGTAAGTGACAAATGACAAGCTCGGCGTGGACAGTGACACGCATACAGGATAACTGCTAAGGGTCCGAGAGTAGTAGCTCGGTAAATGGTGCAATTCCATTAGCTTGTCCCAACTTAAAAATAGGAATATAAAAAATGATTAAAGGTACAGTTAGTAAAGTTCGTCAGAATGGTCGTTGGTATTCGATGCTTGTTGATAATACTTGGTATGGTCTGGGTAGTAACAAGCCGAGCTTTAGTGAAGGTCAGATGATTCAGTTTGAAGCTTCACAGAATGGCGACTTTATGAATGCTGACTTTAAGACAATTAAAGTTATGGGTGCAGGCGCTCCTACTAAGTCTGCTCCTACTGCTAGTCGTACTGTTCATGCAAATGAAAAGGATGATTACTGGCGCAAGAAGGAAGAGCGTGATCTTCACAATGACAAAATGCGAGAGATTGGTGCCGGTCGTAACACGGCCATTGCTTTCGTTGACCTGCTAATGAAGAACAATGCCATTAAGCTTCCAACTAATACGGCTAAGGCTGCTGATGCTATCTTTGAAGCAGTTGAGTATTACCGTCTGAAGTTTGAAGCTATTGCTAGTGAGCCTGTTGAAGTTAAGGCTCCAGAAGAAGTTGAAGAAGAACAAGAAGTAGAGGAAGAAGATTATGAGTAACTCTCTTTACACAGCAGGTATGTATGAAGTCCATGTTTCTGAGAATAAGGTCTTTGATAATGGCAAGCTCGTTGATACTGTCTCTGTCTATGCAGCGGTTAACACAAAGACCGGCAATGAAGAGTATAAGGACTACGCTCTCCCGAATGTTATTCGAGCTGCGAAGGCTTTGAATGAGAACATGGAAGACATTTACAATGAGGATCGAGGCAAGATTTCTCCTGTAATTGGTAAGGTAGTCGAGCACTAAAATGCTAGCCCTTGTAGATGGCGATGTAATTACTTACGCATCTGGATTCTCATCCGAGACAAAGACGTATGAGCTTAAAGTCGGAGATGAAATCCATGTGTTCAGGTACAAGAAAGAAGTTGACGAATGGATTCAGAATAATCTTTCCACAGAAGAAAGTTATGAACTGGAAGTAGTCAACACTATTCCACCTGTGTCGCACTCTCTACACAATGCGCGCCAACTCCTAGAGAAAATTCTCGAAAGAGTTGGTGCCAAGGACTACAAGATTTACCTTACAGGTAAGAATAATTTCCGGGATAAAGTTGCTACTATTCGTGGCTACAAAGCGCATCGTGATAAGTTGGCTAAGCCTGTTTACTACGACGAGATTAAGCGGTATCTAATTGATACATGGAACGCTGAAGTCGTAGATGACATGGAGGCTGATGATGCTATGGCCATTAAGCAAATGGAGCATTACGAAGCACTAGACGACTGGACGTGTATTTGTTCTATTGATAAAGATTTAGACCAAGTACCCGGCTGGCACTATAATTGGATGCGGGACGATATGTACCAAATCAAGTTAGCAGATGCTCTTAGGTATTATGCCAAGCAGATGCTCACTGGTGACTCGACCGATAACATTCTAGGAATTCCCGGTATAGGACCTAAGAAGGCTGATAAGATCCTTGAAAATGTAAAGGACGACGATCTTATCCATGTTATTCAGGAACAATACAAGAACTCTTTCACGGAAGAATTCAAAAAGAAACATGGGGTACCTGAGCATATGTCATGGGAAGATATTTTTAATGAGACCGACCTACTCATCCGTATCAAATGGTCACTAAATGATTAGGACCGCAGGAATATTGATGTGGATTGCAGTTGTCCTCTCATACATTAGCATGAAAGTAATTGTTGTAATGTAAATGGCCGAACCAAAGAAACGAGCTAAACCAAGAAAGAAGAGAATCCGTCGTGTAGATAAGAATCCAAAAGTAAAATTTGCTTCAGGATTTGAGCAGCGCACTGCGAAAGATTTGACTTCAAGAGGGGTAGATTATAAGTACGAACCACTAGCAATTGAATATTACCAAGTGCGTACTTACACTCCAGATTTCGTTCTACCTAACGGTATCATTGTCGAGACTAAGGGTAAATTTGTTGGACAAGATAGGACTAAGCACCTACTTGTCAGGAAACAGCATCCCGACTACGACATTAGGATTGTGTTCATGCAGAATAATCTGCTACGAAAGAACTCAAAGACTAGATACGGTGATTGGTGTGACCGCAATGGAATTAAGTGGGCACTAGGTAAGGTGCCGGAGGAATGGATTAATGAACCTCCTGTGCGTTAGGTGTGGCACCACCGCAGATGGTTGGACTAAGCATGGAATTGATACTTGTCCAGACTGTGGTGATGAATCTTTAATTGAGGTTCAAACAGCAGCTGATTTGTTGAACGAACTTTATCTCCACTACTCTGAAGATGGAGAATCGTTTTCAGAGTGGATTAAAAATATAAGAGGCGATGAATGAAACTTGATGAGCCGGATTTTTTGCGACTCGTAGAAAATAATAACTCTATTTGCTTTTTTGACATTGAGTCAACGGGCTTCAAGGGTGATTACAATTCAATTATTGTAGGGTCTGTCACGGCTTACAAAGATAAAGACTCGATGAGTTTTAAGATTGCACAGGTGGGCAATGATAAACGAGTTGTTCGTGAACTCAAGGAGTATCTGGAGTCATTTGACTGTTGGGTCACTTATTACGGTAAAGGTTTTGACCTTCCTATGCTTAATACCCGTCTTCTTAAGTGGGGTATGCGGCCTGTGGAAAAGAGACCCCACGTTGACCTGTATTTCAGTCTCAAGTCTAATCTTAACACTTCTCGTAAGTCACTTGGGCACCTCGTTTCTTGGCTAAATCTTCCTGATGAAGGTCAGAAGATGGGGGTGTCAGCAGATGTATGGAATCAGATTGCAGTAGATTTCAATAAGAACATTAAGATTCTTACTGAACGCTGTGAATCAGATACCTTTATTCTGCGTGACTTGTACGATAAGACAAAGCATCTGATTCGTACCATTGCTCGATGAGCGGGCAGGTACACCGCGAGTTTCTTCCTCGACGTACTGCTCAAAGGTACGTTGAGATAATGAAGAAGAGTGGTAAAGACGGTGCTGATACTTGGTGGAAATCTTTTCAGTGGTTTCCTTCTGATGAAGAGTTTAAAGAATTTCAAGATAACATTAAAAAACTAATCGGAGGCTAAGATGTATTGGCTGTTCCTGATATATGCACTAGATGATGGCTCCCGCATCGAGCGCCCATTCTGGGCATGGGACAGTGAAAGAGCATGCGTAATTGAGGGGGATGCTCGAGTGAATAACGTTACTATTGTTGACTATGTATGCAGGTTCTTGCCTAAAGAAGGGGATACAATAGACA